TCAAGCCACCACCATTAGGGCGACACATCTTGTATAACTCTTTGAAATCTTCAGTGAAGCGCTCCCAACGAGCCATAGAAAATGCTCCATCACCCTCGGATGGCTTACCTGTATCAATGAGAACAGACTTGTAACCACGATTAGCATAATGACGGATAATCTTTTTAACATCAGAAATAATGTAATCTTCCATGAAGACAAAAGCTACAACTTTAGAATCAAAGTTCTCAAGTTGTTCTAGCCATTCAATTGCACTGGCAATTTTTTCTCTTTCTTCTTCAGTAAATTCTCCTTCATTCATCCTTTGACGCTTCAGGAAAGTCTTCTTAATGCCCATGACAGTGGCAATCAGGAGTTTCTTAAAGTCTTCAATACCTTGTTCGTTCGCAAGGATTAAAAGCTTTTCACCTTCATCAATACAGGACATGATTACTTTGTTGAAGATTAAACTTGTCTTACCAGAGCCACCAAAACCACCGTAGATATAAAGACATCCCAAATCCCATCCTGTGCAAATGTTAGTCCACATTTTACTTCTGTAGAATGGTAAGCCAATGTTTGGATTCTCATCCCAAAGGTCTACTGACTCTCTAATTCCTTCAAGAAGGAAATGCTCTTCATACCTTGCATCTCCATCCATTGCCAGCTTGTTAATCTTGTCAAGCCAGTAAGTGTGAAGCTGTTCCTTGTTCATCTTTTTATAGTCATACTTGTCGTTACATTCTGCAACTCTTGCTCCGAACCATTCAACAAGATTGACCATCATTCCATATTTCTTAACTTCTTTATAGTATCCGTCAAGGTTCTCTTCGAATCCTTCAACCTCTTCTTGCACCTCTCTAACAGACTCAAATCCACCGTATTTGTCAAAGTGCTTCTCCAATCCAAGGTCTTTAACGTGTTTCATAATAGATATATCGTCAAACTTTCTTACACCCTTTTCAGCATACATATAGCGTCCAAGTCCAAACCAGAAGCCCCAATTCTCATTCAGAAATGAAGTTGTATCAAGTTTCTCTTTTGGAATAAAATCATACTGTGCAGGGTCATTCCAGAAAATAGCTGTAATATAAGCCTCTGGAATCAATACCTCTTCTTTAAGTTTATCAATAACCTCTTTGTTTGGGTTTGGTTTTTTAGTTTTAGTTGTCTTAGTAGTAGCCATGAAACCCACTCCTTAATAAAATCAGGGAGTCATAGACTCCCCTGTACCTTGAAATATGCTGTAACAAAATTGTTAATACCAATAAGCTTCTCTTCGACTGTTGCTGTATCATCGTCAATAATAGTCTTAAACATTTCAATCATAGCTCTGCGCTTATCTTCTGCTGTCTGAGGAATCTCAAAGAATTCCATGTATACGTCATACTCTTCCATTAGTGAATAACCTCTGAGCCATCATACGTTAATGCAATCCAATAACCATCTTTAAAGTTGTTATCTACCATTTCTTGTGGATAGTCTACTTCACCAGTTGGAACAATCCATTCTTCATTTTCCCAAGATGCATAGTTAGTTCCATCTTCACCAACAGATAGGGTAAAAGTTACTCCTCTTCCGATTCCACCACTTTTTTCAAGTATTTTTTCAGACAATACAAATTTAGTTACAAAGTTTCTCATTATAATTTACTCCCTAATCTTGGAACAAGAATGTGTTTTTTATAAAACTTAGAAAAATCATGGTCATACTTGATATTCTCAAAGTACTCAAAGTCATCAATTGTCAGAGCTTCCGTTTGTGCATCAGTGTATCTTGTTTTCAAGATGTAAATAGTTCCATCATCTTGATCAATAACACCTAAAACATTTGGTGTCCACATTGCCTGAATGCTTGGAATACTTCTGAAGAAATCTAGTTTCTCATCTCCACGCAGAATCTTAATCATTTAAGCATCTCCTAATCTAAGAAATCTGAAATATCATTCTCATGCTTCTTCTTCTTAAACTTTACTTCGCGCTGTTCAAATGCTACTGAATCATCATTTTGCTTTGCTGAATCTTTAGCTTTCTCAATCTTCTTCTTCATCTCAAGACGTTCTTGCTTCTTCTTGACAATAGAAAGCTTATCAACAACAATTGATAGACAATATCGAAGCTCTGAAACTGTACTGTCAAAAGTTTTATTCTTTCTCCAGTACTGAATATCATCCTTGCAATGCAAGTATGTGTCAGCAATCAATTTGTAAGAGAATCCTTCTTTACTCTTCTTGATCTTCTTCTGAGACTTGAAGTTTCCATTGCGTAATCCTTGCAAGTATCCACTGAAGAACTGACTAGGAACAAGATCAATACCATGAATCTCTTTGATGACACTATCAAGATAGTCCTTCTCTTCGTTCTCTTTGTCAATAAAAGCTTTTTGCTTCAGATAATTATCCCAACAGTTTCCTTTGTGATAGTACTTACGTGTTACTGAACCACTTTCATATGTTGTGACTTCGCATTCCATTTCAGTTTTATCTGTATCTTTAAGTTCACAAATCTGACACTTAACTAATGGCATTTACTCACCTTCTACATAAAATACTTGTATTGGCTCATCTTCTCCAAGACCTCTCTTAAGTTCCTTGATATGAACACGTGTTGGATTAAGACGTTCTTTAATTATTTTAAATCCCTTGAGAGGGTCTACAGTATTGCCACATGTGTACATGTCAAATCCTGCATAGCCCTTCTCTGGATAAGTATGAATTGAAACGTGAGATTCAGAGAGTAATAACAACACTGTGCATCCATTTGGATTAAATTGCTTCAGACACTGATCAAGAACTGTAGCTCCTGACAGTTCTGCCGCAACCTTCAAGAGAAGGTACATATAATCAATATTATTTAATTTATCAAAGTCAACGCCCCAAAAATCTGCGGCAATATGATTTCCTACTGTGAGGTATTCCTGCTCTTCCATTTTTGACCATCCTTCTCCCTTCTATTTATTATTGCATTTGTTAATTAAGTGTAAGAGATAATTTCTCTCTTGGTACAATCGTGATATTTTCACCTTCGAAATACTCAAGAACATCTTCTGGACTATCTGCCGCTGAACTCATCATAACCCTAAATAAATCTAGAGAAAATGCACAAAACTCATCCCCACATTGAACAATCATATAGTAATATAAATCATCTGTTCCCTCTACTAAATTTTCTTCAGTGACAACAACAACGTCCCCAAGCCTTAGATTAACAGACTCTTTTTGTGTCAGATTAATAATCTCCATGATTAAGCCTCCTCAGTAGTTACCTTGATTCTATAATCATAACCAACTTCTTCAATCAACTCATCAAGCTCTTTATCAATATCAACAATCTCAAACATTAGTTCAAGAGCTTTGTCTCCAAAGAATTTTGCTTGCTCTTCTAAACCTTCAGCGGCATACACGCAAGAACCATAAGTCAAAGCATGGAACATGCTAGCAATGCCATAACGCTTGTTTTCTAAGTGATTGATGTAGGAGATTTGAAGTTCACGTTCTGTCTTTGGTGTTTCCTTCGCAACCTTTGCCTTAACTTCTCTGACCATGAATAGCAAGCCTTTTGCCATTTCTTCAGCTTGTTCGATAGTAAGACCAATGGATTTTGCTCCACCATTGAGCTTATCAAGAACACCCAAATAAATAGGTTCATCTACACTTGCAACATCCTCAAGTGCAACATTGTACATAATAATAGCTTGAGAATCATCAGATTCAATAGTAAGTTCATATTCTTTATCAGACATTTCAACATCTCCTTGTTCCTTGTTCTGCTTGTCTTTATGATGTAATTCTATCATTTATTATTTCACTTGTCAATAGCTTCTATGAAAAAAGTTTTGCGCCTATCATACTATTTTCTGATAAGCGCAACCGATATTACTCTACTTTATTCTTTTCTTGCAAATCACTACCTAAAAGTCCATAGCCAGCGATATCGCTGTAAGGGCTTTCACCCATCAAATCTGCTGTTGGGTTACTGAAAATACGAGACTGTTTATCCATAATCCGAACCTGAAGCAAAATATGTGCTAGCAAATCTTCTGAAATCTTGTATCCACCATTAACACGATAAGGTTCAAGGAAAACTTTCATAGCTTTAAAAGTTTGTTCTGTAGCATTTCCATAAGCCTGTTGTTTTTCATCTACCATTGCTCCAAGTTCTTTAGCTCTAACTTCAAACTTTCCAGCTTGCTTTGATGGTTTATCATGAAAAACAACGTTGCCTGTCATAGTCAATCCACCATCATCAACTAAAAACGATGGAAGTCCAGTGACTTGCCCTTCAAGAGTTTTCGTATGAGGTGTTTTCATTTCATTTGCATCAAACGTATAACTAACCTTCATAAATGGTTTACCAATTTCTTCATCTGGCTTTGCGTCATGACCACCTGTAAAAGATAGAGTCTCATCTTCGACAAATTCAAGTTCTTCGTCTATAAAAGAAATAGAACCATATTTATATTCTTCAAACAAAGCTGTTACACTCCATTTTCCAATCTCATTAACTTGATCAATAGTGCCAACGGAATCTACAATTGCTTTTAAAAATGTGCTTAGCTCACCATTTGAATGAGTCAGATTCTTAATTCCAATTTCACTAAGTTTAACTTTATCTCCAACTTTAAATTTAGACATTAACTCAATTCTCCTTTTGTCCGAAGACTCTTCTGAATCCTCTCAACTTTACGAACATATGAATGATTCAAACTACGATGCTTACTGCCTGCAACTCCAAATCTATACGATAAAATAGCATGTTTCTGTAACAGGCTACCTGAGTACTTGCTGTCCCATGCATCAAAAAGTGTTGCAATATAATGAACTCCAACACGAACATTATCTTCTGCATCAAATACATTCGGACTCTTAATTCCTAGCTCTCTAGCCATAGGATAGAAAGTTGTCCTAGTGTTCATCTGCATTAATCCACGACTGCTGTTATCCCAAGAAACAGCCTTAGCATCAAACGAACTTTCCGCTGAGATAATTGCTAAAACTAATTCATAATCAACATTTTCTTTCTTACACAATTCCCAAATGAGGGATTGCATACTGTCACTAAGAGGGATATCATACTTTCTGAAAGAATTAACTTTCTTCTTTGTTGCAACTGTCTTTTCAACTTTCTTAACAGCGGCAACAGGCTTTACAGTCTCTGCTTTCCTTACTTGTGTTTCCTTCTTTGTAGCTTCTGCTTTTCCCTTTTGTACGTTTAACACCATCTCATTGAAATGACTGTACTTAAAGAGAGGTAGTTCTAGTGTTGTTGGTACATCAGCAACAACACTAGGAACTTCAGAAACTTCATTACTGCCTACCTTTGTAGGATTGGTTGTCCAGAACATACTTGCTCCTGTGACAGCCAATGAAACAACTAGCGCAATAACTAGGTTCTTACGATTCATGTGCTACCCTCAAATCTATTTAGTTTTGTGAGACCTGATTACTCTGCAATTTCTGCTACAAGATCAAGACATTTCTGTAGAAGATCAATGTCATCAGTCTTGGTATAGTTAGCAGTGCCTCCAAGAATCTCCTTCAGTCCTTTTGTAACCTTTGTACGCTGACTTGAATCAAGAGCCTTGATGGAAATGTTTAACTGTTCATGAATTTCTTCAGCAGACAGTTCAGAAGAACTTTCTTTTGCCTCTTCCTTATACGACTCTACAAACTCCTGAGCCGCTTTCTCACGCTTCTCAGTCTGCTCTTGACGCAATTGTTCGATGTTGAATCCTTCTGCAAATTCAGCCTTAACAGCATCCTCAAATGCAGTAATGAACTCTTTAACATCGTATTCAACTTTGTCAACAATCTTGGAGAAGCGAGAACCAGCACTCACATAACCATCACTACGGAAATGCATGTAACGTTTGTCAACGACACCCTCTTTTGTCTTAACTTTCTCAATTGTAATGAATACAATAAAGTCAGCCATGTTGACAAAGATTTCTCCAGCAGATGCAGACAGAGAAAGAGCTAATTGATCATATTCAAGACCATCTTTTTGCTCAATTTTCTTGTCCTTACTATGTGTCAGAACCATAATACCATATCCAGCCTTAGAGATTTTGTCAAGTTGATCAATGATTTTTTGCTTAACAAGTTGATAGCCTACACCGTAGCCACCTGCTCCAGCTTTCTTCTGACCAACACCATTGATGTCTTTAGCTTTCTTTTGTGGATTGTTGATATTCCACTCAGCAATTACTTTGGCAACTGCCATGTCATGCATTCTGTCTGCTGTATCCATAACAACAAACTCAATACCAAGCTCATCTTTTTCTTCAATAAGCTCATCTACTTGCTCTTCAAAGTCATCCCAATCGTCAACTGTAGATGCTTTGATGCGTAATGCTTTAAAACCTTGCTCAAATCCGAACAAATGAACTTTTTCCAAATCTCCAAAATACTCTTCTGCCAGCTTAGCCGCCAGTGTTGTTTTACCACTTTTTGGGATTCCCCCTACTACCCAAAAATAATCTTGCAAGCGTACTTGAGGGATATTCACCTTAGAACCTTTAAGTTTACCCATTTTTAATTTCCTCCTGTGATTTGGTAATCACAGGAGCATTCTTCATGCGTTGTCAAGCTGTATTTAATTGTTCTTATTTGTTACTTGACATCCTGTGTAGATAGATTATGCTATTTATTTATTCTTGTATTAGAAAGGAAGGTCATCGTCTTCCTCTTCCGAATCTTCCTCATCTTGACGTTTTTTGCCGCCAAACTTTGGAGTGTCATCCGAATCATCCTCATCCTCGTCTTCAATCAATTCATCGTCAATGAAATCATCTTCCGAATAGACTCCTTGTTGATGAGTGGAATCATCAGCATAAGTAATCTGAAGTTCTGTAACCCAATTAGTGACTGTCTCACGTGCTACGCCTTTTGGACGCTTACCACCGAAAGATTTAGCAGTAGTTTTAACTTCAGCAATTTCAGTCACTACAGCATTGTTCAAGCAGTTACCTTCTACAGTGATTACGTCACCAAACTTCAGGAGCTTCTTCATAGCCTTTGCAAGACCCTCCAAGTCTTTGTCTCCATCTGGACGAACAACAAATTGAGCAACAGTGAATTTATTGCCATACTGGATTGTATAAGCATTAATATCCATAGTTTTTTCTTCTTTGTTAGGTTCTGCACCAATGAACACAATCTCTTGAGTAAAGCCAGCAACTTCTTCGAAGTCCTCTGCATCAAAGTCAATTGGATTCTTCTCTTTGTAGATGCTATTGATTTCGTATTTGATTTGAGGCTCATCGTTATATACGCTAAATACCAAATTGCCAGAAATCTTTACGCTATCACCATCATCAAGATTGTCATAGATATACTCTACAGCATCAAAAGCGGCAAGTGTAGTACGAACATTCTTTCCAGCTTCATTCTGTTCAAGACCCATGTTGATACCAATCAGGTTGTATCCGTTAGGAAGGTCATCATGACGATCTTCAAAGTCAATACGCTTAGTATCGCCTTTAGCACCTTTCTTGCCATGCTTATAAGCAAAAACATAATCCTGCTCCATACCAAACAATTCAACTGTCAGCTTGTTAGTTTTGCTTGTCTGCACTCCGAAACGAATAGATTTATAATCTTTGCCAGCACTCTTACCACTGCCAACTGTTCCTTCATTATAAGCGCGATCATTACTCAGACCATCTACGATACCCTTCATTACGAACGTGCCTTTTGTTTGTTTCAATTCTTTCTTTGCCATTTTCAATTCCTCCTGAAGATTCTCATTTTTATATTTTTCATAAAAATAAGTCTCAAGAGACAAACATTCTTCATGTCACCAGTGTTATGTGTTAAGGTTTTTATCTGCTATTTGTTTTATTATGTTTTATCTGGCTGTTCTTTAAGACTTACATAGTATATCACAACTTCCCAAAGCTTGTCAACTATTTTTTATAGCACTTGAAGATCAACGGTATCAAAGTCCAGATCAATCAATGGCTCGTTAACTACTCCAGATTCTTTTAATTCTGGAAAGTAGCAAATATAACCTCTGCCACTAGCAAGATTGTCGCTGAAGACTTTAGCAAAAACAATTGCTTCAGTTTCTTTTTCAACAGCAATCTCATTTTCCTCATTCACGTAATCTTCGAAGTAACACAAAATAAAATCTGATTTTGTCTTAGCTTTAATCATTTTAAAACTCCCTTTCTGAGTGATGTTTTACTAGTATACCATTTATTCTCTCACCTGTCAACCGTCTAAAAATAAAAATTACTTCTCTTGAAGTTCGAATGTATCTAAGGAACTTCCAACTTCGCCTCTAACTTTATCTTCCAACCAGTGATAGAATTGGTTTTCTGTCATACTTTTAATATCTTCTACATTTTGTAGGAATGTAGCCATCATAAAACCCTCGCTGATAGCATAATTATACATCTCCTCAGTTTCAATGTGGATTGTTCCACCTGTTAAATCAATCCAGAATTCACGAACATATGAACTTCCGTAATCACAAGTTTCGCAACCACCCCAAGACTCTGAGTGATACCTTACATCTAAAATACCGCCATCAATCATTTTTATCAACATATTATAACCACCCTATCCAATGTAAAATTAATAGAAAAGCACATTGAAAAACAAATCTTCCTTTATATGACTTATCTGGATTCTTCTTTTTCCATTTAAAGGCAACAAAATCAAGAATTAACCAGATTGCTAGTATATATGCAACTGCACACATACTAGCGCCATAGGCATTCCATAGAGAGTTAATGAAGTCCATAAATTTACTCCTCTACTAAATCAAAGTCATAGCCAACAATCTCTTTAACTTCTGCAAGTGTCAACTTAGGAAGAATAATTTCTTCAACTTCTCTAATCTCAAAAGTGCTACTGATAACATATTTTAAATGTTTTTCATTAACTTGATCATAAGGAATGATAATTTCATCAATTACAAATTCTTTCTTGTAGCTATCATTAGTAATGTCATATCCACCTAGACCCATAACAAAAGGATGTCTTGGGTAATGTGGAGTACAATCTGCAATGATATTGAATCTATATTCAAAATCATCATAAGAAGAGCCTTTAATCCAATGCCATGCAACAATGTCTCCGATATGGTAATCTGTTCCTTCAACTTTCTTACCAACTTCACCATAGTAATTTCCTGATTCATCATAAAGGCACTTCTTAACTACAGTTTCAGGAGTTTTCTTTTCTACATGGTTATCTGCATATGGACGGAAATCACACTCATTGAAATAGTCGCCTCCATATTCCTCTTCTGACGATAGCATGTATACGCCCTCATGTTCATCAAATCCAATAAAATATAAGAATGATTGACCTTTTTCTTGCGCTTTTTTCCATGCAACTGAATCATCCAAGCGGCTCCAATATGTCTTCTGAAATGGAACTACTTTATCACCTTTTTTATATTTCATTATTTTAACCCCTCCAGAAATTGGTCTACAATCTTGCTAACCATCTTGCCATCAGCCCTACCCTTTACCAAAGGCGCTACAACCTTCATGATAGAGCCTTTGTTGATTGTTAATCCACTTGTAGTTAGTTCATTGATAACTGTAGCTACAAGCTCTTCAATCTCCATCTCGTTCATTTGCTGAGGGAGATAGGATTCAAGAATCCTAATCTCATCCTCAGATTGAGCTAGCAGATCAATTCTGCCAGCCTTGCCAAACTCAACCATAGCATCTCTTGTCTGTTTTACCTTCCTACTGATAATCTCAATAACCTCTACATCTTCAAGATCACGCTTCAAATCAATGGAGAGGTTCTTGATATCAGACTTGATCATGATAACTACTTGCTTCTTGATCAAGTCTTTGTTCTTCATTGCAATCTTCAAATCTTCTTGCAACAGTTCTTGAATGCTCATATTTATACCTCCTATTTAATTAAGCCATGAATTTTTCAAAGCCTTTGCCGCCAAAACCTCTTCCATACTCCCTCTTAGTGAACACCAATTTGGTAACTGTGATTCCACTATCCTTAGTCAGAGTTTGATTATCACTATCAAAATGTGTTTCAATAGTTACGTGGTCAGCATCTGCAACAAATGCATCCTTGTCCTTGATATCAATTCCAAGTGGATTGAATTTGACAACAGCATAATCACTACCAGAAGTTGTGTTATAATGGAGTGATGTTTCAGAACTCATCAGATTAAGTCTCATCTCTGCTGTAAGAACAAGACCATTGCTGTGATGAATGGCAACATTGTAGCTGATAGATTCATTTTCAGCAGAAGAAATATTAAGGTCTTCCATAGTTTCCATAAAGCTGTAGCCAAGATTAAGATCAAATGCAATTGCACGAAGAGAGTCATAGTTCAGGTCAAAACGATTGGAGAAACGTTGAACAACAGGAATCTGGCTATAGAATTCAGGCTTCAATTTATCTTTCAAATACAGTTCAATCTCTTGAGTAGAAGGATAATTGAATTGCAAATGATAGTGGAAACGTCCGGGGCGATTGATCATAAATTGGTTAACTTTTTTGATATCATTGACAGTAACCAAGTACAATCGCTTTGTTTGAGATGTTCCATCAAACAATCCCAACATCTTTTCTTGAGTGTCACCTACAGACTTCTTCTTAGATTCACTGCCACCAACAAGGAATCCACCACTGGAGCTTTCCCCAGAGTCAAACACCTTTTCAAACTCATCAAACAGGACTACACATTCTTGCTTAATAGACTCAATGAAATCAACAACTCCATCAAAAGAGTCAGCTACGATAATTGTAGGCATATTGTGTTTGGTGGCGAATTCTGCTGACACCAAACGTGCAAACAAGGATTTGCCCATGCCTTTTTTACCACTCAAAATAACTCCTGCACTACGATTAATGCTTTCATACAATCGCATAACTTTTTCAATCTTTTGAGGATGTTTACCATATGCTTGCTCATCAAGTTTAAAGTTGTCTGCATCTTCCAGATAAAAGCCCATCATTGGATGAAAGCAAACTTTGTAATTGCCTACTGGAATTTCATCAAATGTTTGCAATTGATCAGGAAAAATACGTGTAATGTCACCTGTTTTTACAATTTTCATTTTTAAATCTCCTTTTAATTTATACTTTTATTTATTTGTTATTTTTACAGCCTTGCACTTTACCATCTGAATCATAGAAAGGTGATATGCCTCTGTCGTAAGTGATATACTTACATCCAGTTTCTGTGTCAGTCATGACATTAATGCTTTCAGTGCCTCCTGTAGATATAAATCTTTCTGAGTGTACTTCTACTGTTTTAGAATCCTGAGTAACCATTCCTTCACAGCCAGAAAGAACCCCCACAGTTAGCATGCCAATTAGTGTTAAAGCAATAAGTTTTTTCATTAATTATTCATCCTCCGAATCATCATAGTCATCGTCGCCCCAATAGCTATACGTACCCCAAATATCTTCAACGCTGTACTCCCAAATTCCACCTTTTGTAATCTGATAAATAGTTACTTCTGCAACTACATAAGAGTTTGAAAGATGATCTTCAATAAATTGCTCAGCTAATTCACGTGTAGGCAGTAGATGTTTTTCACAGAGAGGAAGTAGCTCTAAGTCTTCTAATTCGAAGTTGTAATAACAATCCTCTTCATATTTATCTGCGATAGTATACATTATGAATGAATATTCCATTAATTGTTACCTCCATGAATGAAGTTCATGATATCCTGAATTGCATAATACTCTGGATTGATGATATGTTTAACACCATAGAAGAATCCGAACATACAACCAATGAATCCACCTAATGGGAATATGATGAAAATAACAAACTCCAACATCTCATTTTTGGCTAGCCATTTTGTACCCTTCCACATCAAAATGCCTAGCAAGATCAGACCAATCAAGCACCCAACTGCTGTTACAATACCATCTGCAATCTGCTGTTTAACAAGGACAATATACAAATGTTTTGCCGCGATACCTAATCCTTTTGCCATTTCAGCCATTGCATCCTCAAGTTTAGCTCCAAAGTCTTTGCCCAAAACTTCTTTCCAGTCCATTTTTCAGTTCTCCCTTTTATTGGTTTATAGTTTTATTTTGTGAAGCCTACAGGATACTATCATCCTGTGAGGCTTCGTTAATTAATGTTACAGTTTATATGGTTCCATTTATTCTTACATCTTTTCAAGTTGTTTGTTAATTAATTTACGCATTGCTTTGAATACAGCAACTTGAATGCCCTTCTCTCTGTCATAAGTATCAGTTGGCAAACAACGAGCCACCATTTTACGTACTGTACCTTCAGGGTCATTACTATAATTGTAAAAAAGAATTGTTGCTGGCTCACTATGAATAACTTTTTGGATATTCAAGCTGAGTTGCCATTTCCATTGTCCACCTTTAAAGTCAACAACTTCTGCTTTTGGCTTTTCTTTTACTTTTTCTACCTCACTAGCAAGACCTTCGAACATTCCATCAACCCAAGACCAATCAAACTCTTCAATCAGGTATGAGTTTTCAGAAAACATAGATTTGATTGTTACAACTTCGCCTGCTAGACGAGCCATACGATCATTAGCATAATCAAATTTTTTACCATCTTCTGAATAGTATCTTCCTTCTTTCAAATCTTCGCGAATCTTAACTTTATCTCCAACTTTGTACTTTGGCATTGGTTTAATCTCCTCTACTTTTTCTTCCACTTCTACCAACTCTAGCATACTGTCTGTCCAAATAATTTGATTATAATCAGATAAGTAATATCCAAGTGCCCAATCATTAGTAGGAATCTTAGTGATAACATGCTCTGTTCCACGAACAAGTCCCTTAGCCGCCTCTTCGACAAAAGCAATTCCATCATAGGAACTATACAACTTCAAATCTTTACGGATTCTAACCTTATCTCCAACTTTGAATTTAGAATTTGCTCCATCTTTCTCATCGTTCCAATAACTCACTCTATCATCTCCCGATTCTATTTTATTTAGCATTTGTATCCGCTTCTTTGAACCTTACAAGCTTATTATATACTTCTTGTCCTACAAAGTCAAGCAATTTTTTCTTGCCTTTTTCAGAATCTCCAATAGATAATAGTTTCATATGATTCTGGATTATTTCTACAACATCTAGCACGAAATCAGTAGAGTAGCCGAGACTGAGCAGAAGATTGCAGGCAAGTTGTGCTGAGACATTTTCATGACCAATAAAGCTAGCATAACGCTTGCCATCTACGAATTCTTTGCAGAAGTGTTTACCTGTGTCATGGAGCAATGCCGCCCATGTCATAATGAGTCTATCTTTTTCATCCCACGACAAGTAACTGTTCTCTGTCAAATCTTTCCATACGTAATAAGTGTGGCGACTCACGCTAAATGAGTGATAGGAGTTATCTTGTGCAAAGTTATAAATCTTTCTAAATGTTTCGCTCTGAAATAAAACAACTCCAAACAATTCTTCATGCTTTATATCTGTATTAGAAATAATATCTTCCAACTCTTCCTTGCTGTATAGTTTACGCAACACATCTCTGTAATAAGAGACAACTTCAATCTTATCCCAACCTTCAGAATAAGTAGGAACTTGTAATGTCTTGTACATACGCTCAATAACATACTCAGGAACTTTACGTTCACGCTTAGCATTACGTTCCAAGCAAATCTCATATGGAAGGTCAAAGTAAACTGCAACAACATCATCTGCAAATTTACGGAATTCATCTACTAATGCTTTTCTACGTTTGGCAGAAATATTGGTTGCATCATAGAATACATCTTTGCCATCCTGAAGTGCTTGCTTAGCACGTTTATGCAGTTCTTTAAATACTTCTTCATTATGTGTCTGGTCATTGATATCATTGTAAAGCTCAAGTCTAAGAACATCAGAAGAAAGAATTACAGTGTTCTCAAGTTTCTCAGCGTATGTGCTCTTACCTGAAGCTGGTAAACCACAGCTAACTATTAACTTACTCATAAATATTTCTCCTTTTCAGGAGAGTCGTGTGGCTACACAACTCTCGCTGTACTATTAAAACTACATTTGACCATGAAACTGTTGAAGAAGATTAATAAAATCTTCTAGATCACTTTTGTTAAAAGATGCTTGCATTTCTTCAGGACTAAGAGTATCACTAAATACAATACGCATTCCATGTGCAGAATCAAAATCAATTAAAACCTTTCTTCCTCCGCTAGATTCAAAAGAACAGCTTTTAATTGGTGCTTCCACTGGCTTATACTCTACTTTAAATTTATTCAACATTTTATACACTCTCCCTATTTATTCTTCCACCTGTTCACTTTGCTCTTCTTCCATATCAGGAAATTCTGCTTCTACTTTAACTATTGATTCCAAGACCTTGAAATTAAAGCTCTTGTGTTTATATGCAGAGAACTTATCCTTACCATTGATACGAACAATAATTCCCTCTCTGATATGTGTCTTACCAATTGGGTCAACACCATCAACGTACTTATTAGCACGTTCCATCAGGTCTTCTTGTGTGGTAAAGATGAACTTCTCAAATGTAGGGCACACTTTGACTCCCATTTGTTCACAGCGTAGTTCTAGCTGTTCTTGAGAATACTCAACAACTACACCATCTTCATTCTGCATAGTCATACGATAAGCATAGATATCACTCTGACCATATTCGCAACCATAGGTGAACTGAGTAGTTTTGCCGTACTGTTTAATGAATTCCTTGTCCTTTGTTAGTTCATTATTACACTCAGACATGATAAGACCACCAGTGTCAGTATATCCAACAACTTCATAATAGATTGTCTCACCTTTATGAAGCTTGCCTACAAAGTAATCATGCCATTGTCTTCTGAATGAATTGTCACCGTAGAATCCACCATTGAAGTCCTTCAGTGTCACTCTACGTGTCCCTGTAACGTATTCCCAAGACTTTCTAGGATATGCTCCAAAAATCCTTGCAATCCATCCTGTTCGTTTCTTTTCTTTGATTGTATAAGCAGTTCTTTGACTTGTTCCATGCATCTTCAATGTGATAACACATTGATCTCCAATTTTGAATTGCCCTGTGTTATAGGCAAGCTGTGCTGTATCAGCATGTTCTTTAAACATAGGGAATGATACTGCCTCTTCTGGCTTCTTAGTTTTAGCTTTGTTCGTAGCTCTGGAAGTGGATTGCTGTTTACGTACTGGCACGTACTTAGAGCAAATCACAACGCCATTTAATACAGAGATTGTGTCTCCTTCTTTAAGCTTAGAAATATCAGTAAACTTAGAGAGAGCATCAATTTTAACAATCAATCCATCCGATTTCTCTCCACGCAATTTGATAGTTGTAACGTTGCGTTTCTCATCATGCATATATCCTCCTGTTGCACGTGTCAGCTTGTTTTCTTCAGCAAATTCCTTTCCAAGCTGACCATCAGTTGGGAAATATACAACCAAATCCCCAAGATTCATGTTCTTGACAATTACATCATTACCAAAAACTGTAGCAACTTGCAGTCCTTGATCAGAATTACTATGTGGTCGAAGCGTTTTAATTGTTGTAATATAAGCATTATACATAGTTTATTTATTCTCCTTTTTGTTTGTTTTATTGATTACTTGTAACTGTTACTGGAATAATGCTTTGTGGCAAGAAATTAACTTCATACTTAAATTTGTTTACATAAGCACCACTCAAATCTTCAACACTCCAAAGTGTCCACTCATTAATTCCAACAGAGTGTTTCTTGTAAGTCCCATCATTATCTTCAGCAGTAATGATGATTCGATTAGGTTCAAGTTCAAATGAGAACTTGCCTACAATCTCCATAGTTGGCTTATCAGAACGTGCATTAATAACTACTAGTCTGCGAAGAACGTTGAAATTGTCTGCTTCCT